AATTCTACGCGCGGACACTCTTCCATCAGCCACACGTCGACGTCTTCCAACTCAACTCGTTCGGACATCAAACTTAACTGATGCGGGCAGTTAAGTCGTTTTTTTGTGCTACGTCATTCAGTACGCTGGTGCGCGCACACTCTGCGGACCGCTCACTTCGGGGAAAACCACCGCGAACGCCGTATTCGGGCGCGCGCCACACACCAGGCTCTGCGTGGCGCCGAAGGACGCGGCGTTGTAGGGGTCGATGAAGGCGGCGGCGCGGCGCGGGGCGGAGACGTAAAGGCCGCGCACGGGGTCGTGGTGGAGGGTCAAGTACTTGTAGCTCATTTATTATTTAAGCTTTAATATCCTTTTTCCCAACACGCCGACAGGACATACAATGTCCATTCTTCAACAAGCCTGTAAAACTTGAAGCTTCAGACCCACACGAAGCACACAAAAAATCACACTTGTTACCTTTGAACAAACGAATAATCTTGTGACCAGTTTCCTTCAGAACACGCTCGTAAGTCTTGTCAAAGTAGTCGCACTCAGCACAAAAATGTTTCATTTCCTCCCGGCGATACTTAACTTGCTTGTTTACGAACGACGACTGCCTCATGTCCGACGAATGACCTTTCGGACACTTGAAAACTACGCGCCCGCTTGAATGAAAATCATCTTCCGTCATATCCATTGAATAACCAAGGAGTTCCAGGAAGTTTGAATAGCTTATGTATTTTGACATGATGAATTAATGTCCATCATCCAATGTCGTTTTTGTTATAGTCCAAAAAATATAACAAAGATGCCAAAGCAATTATAGAACAGGGAACGTTCTAACCCACAAACTTTCGAGAGTGGCCAGACTATACCTTAAGCTGGAATAGTAGTGCTAGTACCTCCAACCGATTGTCCAGTAGTCGTTGAGGGAATACCATAGCCTCGCATAACGGCTTTAGGCATTTTACCCGCGGATTACCCATTGTTCATGTCATCCATTCTTACCATACCTGACGCTATTAACGCAGCCACCAGCATGTTTCCATGCTGGCTTGGTAGGATGACCTTTAGGGTTTTCCCGTCATTATAAACAATCTTGCCAAATGAATGACTAGGCGGTTATATCCTATGCTAAGCAGCACAGGGTGGCATTTACAACGTTTATCCAATACAGCATTACCACAGCTATAATGGCGTCCACCTGTTTTAGGCTTCCCATAAAAAAACCTAACGCCCCTCCACTGATCCTAATAAGGGTGTTTGAGACGCAAGTGAGTATGAATTGAAAGGTTTGACCGGTGTTGTATGTGGAGCTTGCGCTGGAGGCGGCGGCGGCGGCGATGGCTGCGGCTGAGGCCTCTGGCACGATGCTGACGTTGGTGAGTTTTCCGTAGTTGGTAGATCCCATGGGGTCTAGGCAGAAGAAGTCGAGAGAGTAAGAGTACATGTGGTATCCGGTTTCGGTGGGTATGGATGGTGCGGTGATCCATGGGTTCATGAGACTGAAGAAGTCTGAACCGATTTGTTGCAGCCTGTTGGTGCTTTCGTAGACGAGGGAGGTTTGTAGTATGGGGTCAACGGCGCCTGTGGGTGTGAAGCTGATGATGCCTCCGGTGATGGTGGGCGAGACGCAGGTGTAGTTGGACCACTCTGAAGCGCAGGTGGTGTTTCTGACTGCGAAGAAGAGCACCTTGACGGCGTGGGAGAACCTGATGTCGAAGGATTGGACTGGCGAGGTTGCGGGGGTGAATTGCATGATGGGGGCGGTCTGAACTTGTTCGATCAAGATGTCTCTTGGGGAGCATCCCATTCTCTTACGCTCGTCGCTGGAGACGATGGCGTAGTTTGCCCAGACTTGGGTTTGAGAAATTGTGGGTGTGCCGGTGGAGAGGTAGTTGACGTTGGGGAGAGTGGTGTTGATGGTGGCGAGTGCGTTTCCGGTGGAGTAGATGAGAAGGTCGGAGTAGTTTCTGAAGATGAATTGGATGCGCATTTCGTTGTAGGGGAGTGCGGCGGTGGGCAGTGCGACACCCCAGTCTCTGCTGTAGAAGAGGGGGAGGGGGAGGTTGAGGGTTGCGGCGCCGAGAGAGTACCCGGGCGCGACTGGCTCGATGAGCTCGGCGATGTTTCCGATCATGTTGTTATAGGCGTTCTTCTTTGAAGCGGGTGTGGTGAATGCAGCCCAGAAGTCGAGGTGGTAGCTGTCGAATCTGGCGGCTTGGAGGTCGTTGAAGGTGATGGCGCACTCCTGCACGAGGTTGTGCATCAAGTTTCTTGTCCATCTGAGGTAGATCTGAGTTCCCAAGAGAGAGACTGAGCTGGCGAGAGTTACTTGAGGGATTTGTACACGGAGCCAAGATTGAAGGAGGTAGTCGGCGGCACGAGTGATGTTGACGGAGAAGTCTTGACCGAAGCCAGCGAGACCGGTGCTGCGGCTGAGGACGACGGGCACCTGGGTGAACCAAGTTGCCTTTCTGGTCTCGCGCACGAAGTAGGCGGTCGCATCGGGTCCTCCGTAAAGGTACTTTTCGAGCTGGTCGTAGGTGGCTAAGTCCACGTATCCAGTAGTCATATTAGAAGATGAGATGCTCATTTATTATACAAAAGATAAAAAAAATTCAACGCGCGCGGCTGTACGTCTAAAGAAGCTCGCGCAGTTGGTTTTGCGATAATAAAAATGAGCCTGGTAATCGACAAGCTCTTGGCGCTGGAGCGCGAGATAGAGCGCGGCGCGGACAAGGCGGACTTGTTGGGGTTGTTGCGCGGGGCGTACTACGAGTACGAGCTTTTGACGGAGCACGAGCTGAACGTGCGCCACGGGATGCTGACGCGCTCCTACGTTGCGGCGTTCGCGGATGCGAACGAGCGGTTGCTGAGCTGCTGTGAGCGCGAGCTCCGGGAGGCGAGGAGCCGCGTGCTCGCGCTGGATCGCCAGAACAGGGAGCTGAAGAAGTTTTTGTTCTCGAACCAGTTGACGCGCGGATCGTCTATTTATGACGTGCAGTGCCACGCGAAGCCGCGCTGCGTCATTATGTAAAAACGACTTTTGCTTGATGTTTGGTTTGTGAACATTTTTGACGGCGATTGTTCATTCAGGCATAGACAACAATTAACGAACAGATTTAGTGCTCCCCCAAACAAGGTTTTTATTGGAGATTTGAAAGAATCCGAAGACTATATTTTTTGTAGCAAATAACTAAATATTATAAATATGAGATTAAAGGAGATCCGTTTACGCATTTTCCCGTTCTTACTCTCTCTATAATTCGTCAGAAACATACTGTTATACTTTTCTCGTTGAATATTCAAGAAATCATTGAACTCTATAATCAATCGTCGCTGAAACGGAATACTAATAACTCCATTGAATACGAGCTGCATGTATGTCCTGTTTGTATTGTTCGGGGTATCGTCTATAAAGCTCTCGCCTTCTCGAACTTCAAACGCACAAATAGCTTTTTGCGAATCTATACAATTGACAGCAATAACAGAAGGTGTTTGTTCAGTACTGGTGTACCGACCAATCGTAATTTCAGATTGAGGGAGCTTGTAAATGTGCCCGCCTATGATGTATCCATTATCAACCGAGAGTTCGAAAGCGTGTTTGTATTTTTGAGGGAAGAAGTGCATTAGGATAACTTGCGCGTCCGCTGCTTCGGCGCGCCTCTCAAAAGAGAAGGCGCAAGTGCTGGTACTTGTATCTTCAAAAACCTCTTCTTCAAAGACATTGACGCGGTGAATGAGGAACTCGCGCATGAAATTGGACCGCATTTCGACGTCAGATGCTCTAATCGAAGAGAAAAAATTCACCGGTAAGATGAGTATTCCGCCCGCGCATTTTCCGATCATCTTTACGAAACATTTGTACAAGTCGTTGCTCTTGTACTTTTCATACGTGGTCTTATCCGGATTCTTGTTGCGCGCCAAGTAGGGCGGGTTGGTAAGCACTATTTTTCCAGCGAAGTCGGGAGGATCGGCGAAAATATCGCGCTGCTCGCATTCTATTTTTGGCTCAATATCATAACACTCAATTTTAGCGCCGGCGGGGAAAAAAGGCAGCAAGTCACCCTTACCAACAAACGGCTCTATATACGTTGTGCCCTCTGGTAAAACCAGACCCTGTAAGATATACTCGGCGTTCGTCGTGTAAAATTGTCCGTAAGATTTCTTGTTCATCGGTATTTACGATATGCGTTTTAAATATTGTTTTTGTCTTATGGCATAACACAAAAATCACAATGTTTATTCGTAAATCCGCTCCGCTTTCAAAACCTCCCTACAACAGAC